TGGGGCTGTTTTTTCAAGAGAGAAAGTTGGGCTTGATAATTTGAGTGTTCATTATGATGTTTGCATAAATACAATTCCACTTCCTAATATTTTAAAGATTGCCTGTCCAGAATTGCACCAGAATCAATTTAATTATTATCCAATAAATGTTAAAATAATGAAAGTAAATATACCTTGTGATCGTGTTTATCAAACAATTTATTTTCCTGGATCTGAAACGTGGTGTTATAGGGCTTCACTTGAGAATGGTAAAATAATAATGGAGAGCACAAGACTGCTTGGAAATACAGATGAGACAGATTATATTCTTTCTGCATTTGGACTTAGTTTCCAGCAAGTTGATTTTGTTGACGATGTTGTACAACCGTTCGGGAAAATATCTGAGATATCATCTTCAGAAAGAAAATCATTGCTGCTTTACCTAACTAAAAACTTTTCAATATATTCTCTTGGTCGATTTGCTATTTGGAAAAATATAAAAGTTGATGATGTGATTGATGATCTTGAAAAGATTGATGAGATGATAAACTCAGATGAAAAAGTAAATGAGTATAAAATAAGATTAAACAAATAAAGAGGTTTATATGAAGCAAGTAAAAGCAGAAGTTGAATTGATAAGCTACACACAAGATGCTGCTGAACTTTTAATCCTATCGAAAAACACCAGACACTTTTCATCATCAAAAAGCTTAGATGATATCAAAAATATGTTGCCGGAGGAAAAAGAAAAACAATTAAAATATGTTTTTGGAACAATAGGATCTTCTTGGGAATTTGTAAATTATGTTTTCATGATAAGGAATGTATCAAGAGGATTTACACACCAGCTTGTAAGAAGTAGACATGCATCTTTTGCTCAGCAATCTCTGAGAGTTGTTGATGCTTCTGGATTTGATTATATTGCTGAAAATACAGTTGATGACTTTAAACCATATGAAATGGTGATGGAAAATATTTCTGAAAATTACAATTCGTTGATAAGAGCAGGAATTAACATACAAGATGCACGTGGAATTCTACCAACAAACATTTCAACAAACATAATGTTCTCTGCGAACCTCCGAACAATTTCAGACATGATATCTATGCGGTCATGTATAAGAACACAGGGAGAATATAGAGCTGTCATTGATAAAATAAAAAGTTCAATTCTTTCTATTCACCCTTGGACAGAAAGTATTTTTGATGTATATTGTATAAGACACAACAAATGCCCATGGGATAATTTTGATGAATGCCCAATGAAATCTTCTTTCCCTCACTTGTCTGGACAAAATGAATCAGAGTATTCTGTTATGAAAAGTTTTTTTGATAAAATGAAGTCAATAGATTTTCAACCGGAGATAAAGAGATGAATGCTTCAGATATTCTTGAAAGAAATAAAGAAACATTTACAGAAAAAGGTAAAGAGTATGGCCATTCATATAAAGATTTTGGAAAAACAATTATGTCACTATTTCCTAATGGAATAATGCTTAATGATGAAGATGATGTTAATAAATTTTCTGTGTTTTTTATGATGGTTCACAAAATATCAAGGATAGCAAATACAGGACTAAAGTCAACAGACAGTATGAAGGATTTATCTGTATACTCAGCAATCCTTGAAGAACTTTGTTCAGAGGAGAAAAAATGAATTTAAAAAATATTGTTGCTCTTGGTCTTGCACGTGATGTTAATGAATTTGTTGATATGCCAAACGGAATTATTCTTAATGTTGGTGCTGGAAATAAGTTAATAGCAAACTCAATTCCACTTGACTGGCCATTATGGGATGCTGACAAAGACATAATTCCTTATGAAGATAATTCTATTTCAGGGGTTCATTGCTATCATTTTCTTGAGCATGTTTCAGATCCGGTAAAAGTTCTTCAAGAATTTCAAAGAGTTTTATGTGATGGTGGTGTTTTAAATATTGTTGTTCCATATTATAGATCTCAAATGAATTATCATGATCTTGATCACAAAAAATCATTTTGTGAAGAAACATGGAGAGTTTTGTTCAGTAATCCTTATTACAACAAAAATAGAATTGATTGGAAATTTGAAATAAACTAAAATTTTATATTTGGGTTGGTAGAAAGAAATTTAAGCCTGTTTACACAATTGATAAAGAGGAATATATGAACAAAAAGTGCGTGGCAATAGATTTTGACGGGGTTATATCAAATTATACAGGTTGGCAAGGCAAGCCAACTTTTCCTCCTCCGGTTGAAGGAGCAGCACACGCAATTCAATATCTTAAATCAATTGGATGGATAATAATAATATTCACAGCAAGAGGAGATGTTGATGCTGTTGAATCTTATCTTGCTGAAAATTTAATTCCTTATGATCACATAAATGAAAATCCGAATGCCGATCCAATCAATACAAATAACCGGAAAGTTGTTGCTGATGTTTATCTTGATGATAAGGCAGTAAGGTTCAAAGGTGATTGGGAATGCTCTATCAAAGAGATTGAAAGATCATACCGGACTGAATGGTGGAGGAAGGATGCTTGAGAAGAGAAGAGCTGTTGAGAAAGAAAGATATCAATCATCAGAAAAACATAGAGTTGATTACAGAGCAAAAGCAATATTAAGGAATGTAATATCAAGAAAACAAAAAACTTTTATACTTGAGAAGCATCTTGGATATTCTGTTTCAGATCTTCGCTCCCATCTAAGAAAAAATTTTAAAAAAGGAATGTCTTTTAAAAACTTTGGAGAATGGCACATTGATCATACTGTTCCAAAGTTTCATTTTTCATACAAATCATATGATTGTGTTGGATTTATTCTGTGCTGGAGTTTGAGCAACTTAAAACCGATGTGGATGAAAGATAATTTAAAAAAGGGGAATAAAATAACATGAGTGATTTTGTACATTTACATTTACATACAGAGCATTCTGTCCTTGATGGGCTTGGATCTCCTGAGCAATATGTTACAAAAGCAAAAGAACTTGGATTCACTTCTCTTGCTTGTACTGATCACGGTAATGTTTCTGGTGCTGTTAAGTTTCAACAGGCTTGCAAGAAAGAAGGAATAAAATCAATTCTTGGGGCTGAACTTTATGTTGTGCCTGATATATCTGTTAAGGAGAAAGGAGAGAAAAGAAGTCACCTGATTGTTTTTGTTAAGAATTTAACCGGATGGAATAATCTTCTCAAGATGATTACAGTCAGCAATCTTGATGGACAATATTATCGACCCCGTGTTGACCCTGAAACTATTTTAAGATTTTCAGAAGGTCTTATCTTTTCATCAGCTTGTGCTTCTTCTATTCTTCATCATTCTTGGGGAATAGAACTTTTCAAAGATCTTAAGAAAAAAGAAATTGATTTATTTCTTGAAGCAATGCCTTTAAAATATGATGAGCAAGTCAAAACAAATATTCTTGTTAAAGAATTATCAAAAGAACTTAACATCCCGATAATAGGAACAAACGATTGCCATTATGTCTTGAAAGAAGATAAAAAATGTCAAGATGTTCTTTTGGCAATACAGACAAAGAAAAAATGGAAAGATCCAACAAGATGGCAATTCAATGTTGATGATTTATATTTGAAAAGCCGGAAAGAGATGAGAGATTCATTTGTTGAGCAGGGGTGTTTTTCTCCAAAAGAAATTAAGGATATTCTTAACAACACTTTGTTAATTCCTGCCATGGTTGATTTTACTATTCCAGAATTAACAACAGACCTTCCTCAAGTGCCACAATTCACAGGAAGAGATGACAACAATGTAATAAGAGAATTATGTGAAAAAGAATTTAAAATAAAAGTAAAAACAGACAATGATAATATTTACAGAGACAGGCTTGAAGAAGAAATATCTTTAATATGCAAGCAGGGATTTGCAAGATATTTTATTATTGTATGGGAGTTAGTTGACTGGTGTGAGAAAAATGATATTATGGTTGGTCCAGGTCGTGGATCTGCCGGAGGATCTATCATTTGCTGGCTTCTTAATATAACAAAAGTTGATCCAATAAAATTCAAACTTATTTTTGCGCGATTTATTTCACCAGCACGGATTGACTTGCCGGATATTGATATGGACTTTGAGGACATAAAAAGACCTCTTGTTAGAAAGCATCTTGAAGAAACATACGGAGAATGGTCTGTGTGTGGCGTTTCAACTTTCTCATCATTAAAAGGTCGTGGAGCAATAAGAGATGTATCAAGAGTTTTTGATGTTCCTATGGTTGATGTAAGCAAAGCATGTGAATCAATTGTAGTAAGAAGTGGTGGTGATGCACGTTCGGATTATTCTATTGAAGATGCATTTAAAACTTTTGAAGACGGAAAGAAGTTCTTGAAAAAATATCCAGAAGTTTCAAGAATAGCAATGAGACTTGAATCACAGATAAGGGGAAAAGGACAACATGCTGCTGCAATTATAATTTCATCAAGTGATTTAAGAGATGGCACAAGGTGTTCTCTTGAGAGAGGAAGCAAAGGTGAAACAATAACAAATTGGGATAAGCATGATATTGAGCATAATGGTCTTATGAAGCTTGATGTTCTTGGGCTTAATGCTCTTACAGTTCTTAATCAAACAAAAAAACTTATTAAGGAAAATAAAGGAGTTGATATCAACTTTCTTGAAATACCTTTAACAGATAAAAAATGTTTTGATGAATTCTCTAAGGGAAATAACACTGGATGTTTTCAGGTTGGTAGTCTTGGATTGAAAAGATTCTGTCAGCAGATCGGAGTTGATGATTTTAATATGCTTGTCCATGCTACCTCTCTTTACAGACCTGGAACATTAAAAAGCGGAATGACAACAGAGTTTGTAAAGAGAAAGAAGGGAGAAGTTGAGTGGAAGTTCCAACACCCAATCATGAAAAAAATAACCGGAGACACCTTTGGAATTATCCTTTATCAAGAGCAAGTCATGATGTTTATGTATGATTTGGGCGGTCTTGGTTGGAGAACAGCAGATACAGTAAGAAAAGTAATTTCAAAAAGTCAAGGATCTGATAAATTTGCAGAGTTCAAAGATCTTTTCATTGAAGGTTGCAGGAATAGAAAAACACTTGATGAAAAAACTGCTGGACAATTGTGGGATGATCTTGCTTCATTCGGGTCTTATGGATTCAACCTTTCACATGCTGTTGAATATTCTGTAATTACTTATTGGGATCAGTGGTGTAAAGTTTATTATCCAGAAGAGTTTATTTGTGCATCTTTAACATATGGATCTGAAAACAAAAAGGATGATCTTGTTGAAGAAGCCTTAAGGATTGGGATTGATGTAAGACCGCCAAAAGTAGGAAAGTCACACCCAACAATGTGGCAAATAAAAGATGGTATTTTGTATACTCCGTTCATAGAAATAAAAGGAATTGGAGACAAAACAGCAGAAGGATTTGCAGAACTTACAACAAAAGCATGCAAAGAAGAGCAAGAAGATGAAAAACCAAAAAAGAAAAAGGCATTTTTCAAGAAAGAAGATTGTGTTGAGGCTGAAAAGCCTAAAAAGAAAAAAGCAATATCAAAAAGATTTTTGAAAGTTCTTGATGATATCGGGGCACATGATGATATTCCATTAACTGATGAAGAAGCAATGAAGTTGACTGAATACTTCTCATATAGTTATTTGAGAGACAAAATGTTCAAGTTCAGAAATTTAATTGACTTGATAAAAGAGAATGTTGACTTTAAATCTATTAAGGCTGTTGACTTTAATACCATAAACAAAAATTATAATTTGTTTTTCGGTACAATGACTGAAATAAAATTCTCATACAGGCAAAAAGTTGATGAGTCAAAAGAGAAGGGAAAGTTCAACAGCAGTGGAGGAGTATATGGGAATTTGAAAGATGATACAGATTCTTGTATGCTTATTTTTGGTTCAGATATCTATAACAAAAAGAAAGAAGTTATTGAGCACTGTGCTGGAGATTTTATTATTGTGAATGCTAATGTCCAGAGCAGGGGAGGAAGCATTCAATGTAATGAGGCTTGGATGCAGGATGATATGCTTGCTGGTGATTTAAAAGGTCTTGGAATAAATTTCCTTAAACAAAAAAGATTCTCAAACAAAGAAGTTGAAAACTGCAAAGATTGTGAGTTCTGTGAAGAATGTGAAAAGCCTTTTGTGTCAACAAGAGGAAGAAACAACATAATGGTAATTTCTGATATTCCAAATAGAGATGATTCAACAAAAGGAGAGATATTATCAGGCAGAGCTGGAAATATGATTTGGAAATTCCTTGATGATAAAGGATTTGATAAAAAGTTTTTCAATGTATCTTCTGTTGTTAAGTGCTTTCCTTCTAAGAGCAAGAAAGCAGGAAAGAAGAATATCAAAAAATGCTCAAAGTGGCTTGATGAAGAAATAGAAAAGATTGAGCCTGTGTTAATATTTGCTATTGGTAATGCTTCTTTGAAATACTTCCTTGATCTTGATTCCGGTATAATGGAAAAGTCTGGAACAACCGAATGGAGTGAAAAACACAAATGCTGGATTTGCTGGTCAATATCTCCAAATCAAGTTCTTTATCAGGAAGAAAACAGGGAGTTATTTAACAAAGCTATGTTGAATTTTTCAGATAAAATTAAGAGTTTGTCAGGAAAATAATTGGATGAATTCTACTGATTGTGGATATAATAAGAAAAGGAGGAAAAATGGAATATAAAAAGGATCTTGAAATCAACAAAAATGCCCTTGATAATGAGTGGCTTTCCCAACCGAATTTATTCTTTAAATATGCAAAGGAATCTGCAAAGGCTGATGCTGATGCAAAAAGAGCAAAGGAAAATTTGGAAGTTGTTGATGCTGAATTATACCTTTCAATAAAAAGAAAGGCAGATTCAACCGGAGATAAAACAACTGAAGCAGGAATCAAGTCTCAAATCCTGAATTCTGATGAGCACAAAAAAGCATCTGATGATTTGAATAACGCTCTTGAAGAATCAAAATTACTTTCACTTGCTGTTGAAGCAATGAACCAAAGGAAGTATGCTCTTGAAAATCTTGTTCGGTTACACCTTGCCGGATATTATTCATCACCATCTGATATAGAAGGAGATGGAACCACAGAAAAAGCAGTTTCAAAAAAGACAGATAAAGCAAATCAAAAATTATCTGACAAGTATAAAAAGAATAAATAAGAAGGAGACCATA